CGCTAAAGTTAATTGATGAGCCTTTTGATAAAGCGCCTTGACGGCCCCATGATTAAACCATGCAGGGGTAGCCAGTCTTTTATTGGCCAGCCTGGTCATTGCTAGATAAGCGACGTGTCCTTTATTTTTTGTTCTCCAATTTCTGCCGTAAGTAGCACACTTTTCTTTATTCTTATCTCTCCAAATCTTAGACTGTATTTTGCGTGCACCTAAAGCCACTTGCATCTTCATATTATTGTGTGAGCGTTCGATGCATAACTCGCGGTTGTTGGCATACCAATTCTTTGCCCATACTCGCTGGCGTTCTTTTTTCTTTCCGCGTGATCGACGGTCGATCTCTTTAGCGGCTTCTGGATTGTTAATTCTCCACAGTCTCATATATTCTGCCCTTGCGGCTTTTTTGCTCTCAGGGTTCATGAACTTGCTCGAAGGTTGCTCGTATTGTGTCGCTTACTGGGTTACTAAAAGAGCGCTCCCAGCTTGTGCATACAACTTTAATTTCAATTTCTTCCCTTGGTGGCGTCCAATCAAATGATTCTGTCCCGCCTCGAGCAATAAAAAAATTTTCGATTTCTGTGGCCTCTTCTAATGTTCTATTTACAAATGACACGCTCCAATTAGATGAAACGTTGTTAATCCCTTGAGCTATTCTTTGCGCGTAGCCGTCACCAAATTGAATATTTGAAATTTTTGGCTGAGTTCTTTTTGCTGAAGAAAAATCAACCGTATAAGTAAAAGTCGTCATTGATTACCCTCTGGCCAGCATTCCGCCAGGCCGCATTTGACTAACAAGTTCGCTCTTAACCGCCATCGAAATAACCTGGCCAAGCTCACGCCCGCGCTGGCTATCCGAGGAAGTGTCAGTTTCTTCGCTTCCATTTGCAATATTTACGTTTACTATCACTGAAGTATTTCCGCCACCCGTTCCGCCTTTCATAGAAACCGGAATCGATCTACCGTCCGGTAATGGAACATACGCCTCAGGCATTGAACCTTCACCGAATAAGGCAAGTTGGGGCGAGTTAGCTATTCCCCCGCGCGCGTATTTTTTTAAATTTTGTGGGCCGCTAGAGGTCATAATACCACCGTCAGCAAATCCAGCCGCACCCATTGCCGATGCGATTGCTCTTTGAATGGCAATTTTAAGAAGCATATCAGTGATCGAACTTGCCAAATCTGCAAAACTTAGTTTTCCAGTTTTTACAAAGCTCATTAATGCGTCTTCTAATCCAGTAAACGCCGTGTTAAAAACATCTCTCGTTTGTTTTGCGGTGTCCGTTGCGGATTCTTTGTAGTCTTTAAATGCTTGCTTTGCTCCCGCTCCGAATGATTTTTTTTGTGATGCTGCAAAATCAACTTGTGCCTGTTTTAATTTTATAATGTCTTGTACTTCAGCTTGATATGCGGCCCGTTGCTCAGAGTTTTTAAAACTAGTAAGCGCCTTCGCGGCCTTTGTATTTTCCTCTAAAGCAATTTTTTGCTTCTCATATTCAACCGATGTTAAATTTAACTCATTTCTTTCTAGCGCGTACGTTGCCGATAAGGCCTTTCGTTCTTCGGAAATAGATTTAACCGCGTTCATTTCTTGATCTAATTTTGCAACGGATTCTTTATCAAAATCCGGAATCCCTGGGTTTTCTTTTTTTGTTCTTGTTTTAATTTGATCGGCGGTGCCATCTCCGGCAAGTATAGAATTTTTACCAGTTTTATTCGCAAACTCAATAGTATTAGAAGCGCGTTGTTTACTTCTAGACATAAAATCACTTTCTAATTTTTTTATATCATCAAAAGAACCACCCGAAAGAAGTGCTTTGGCCTCTTTGAATCTTGTCACAAAAGCATCGGCGATTTGAAGAATTGCGTTGTAAGTTACATTAAGGCCAACCGCCAAAAATCTGCATGCTTCACCTAGTACGTCAAAAAATCCGATAGATTCCTGACCGGCCGAAGGTAGACTATTGAACGCTTTTAAAATGTCGTTAAACACCGGAAGTAAATCGCCAAGCGCGCCTATTGTTAGCGATGCAAAGCCTCTTTTAATTCCATTAATACTATCATTAAACGCGTCCGCTTGTGCCGCGAAGTCATCCGTTATCGTAATCCCAGCGCCTTCAATGGCAGCACGCCCACCATTAATAAGAGGTATTAATTGCGACCATGATTTACCGAAAAGCGCATTCGCTGCCGCGGCCTTTGCTGGGCCATCGGGATATTTTGAAAGCCTGTCAGCGACTTGTAAAAATACTTCGTTCGCATCGCTTCCGTATCTTTTAAGATCGATTCCTAGCTTCGTAAACGCGTCAGCGCCGCCCTTATTATTGGCCTCGCCTAATGACTTAGTGAATTTAGTAAGCGCGCCTTCAAGGCCTTCAAAGCCTAGCCCAGAATCTTCCGCTGCCGCTTTTAAATCAGATAGCGCTTGAACTCCGAAGCCAGTTTTTTGGCTTAATTCTTGAAGGCCGTCGGCCATATCGATAATAGATTTTGTATATTGAACGACTTCGCGAATAGCAAGAACGGCAACAAAGCTTTTTATAGCTGAGCCAAAAGTTCCAAGCTGCGAGCTTATTCCTTTGGCGGTCGTGCCAAGCGATTTAAAATCTGCCTGAGCGCGTTTAATTTCTGGGCCACCCTTATAGTTTGCAACAACATCGACGGCGGCTCGGTAATTAAGTGCCATTTTTCCCCTTGTTTGATTCTTGTAGTTCTTTAATCTTCTTTAGGGCGGCTGCCTCGATTACTTGAATTTCTTCAAAAATCGTCTTTCTATCTTTTATATTATAAAGTTTAAACAGAAAATCAATCGATTGGTAGTTTAATCCGGTGGCTCCACTAAACCCCATGACCCATTGAGTACTAGCCGCCACAAAAGTTTTTACGGCCGTCCAGTTATCTTCGAACACTTCAAACGTGTCTGACTGTTTTACTATTTTATTTAAAATATCGGCAGGCGCGCCAAAGGCTTCAAGGTCGCTAGATACTTTTTCCTCTGGGCGGCCTGTTACCCAAAACGCTCCGGCCTCTTCTAGTTTTTTCTTTTTGCACCTGTAATAGATTCAAAAAAAGCGGTAACAATCGCGCCAGCTACAAGCGCAACATCTAAAAGTTGTTCTTTATTTTCTATTGAAAAAGGCATTTCATTTTTTTCGTCATCATGAACGCCTTTCCAGCCGACTAGAATTTCTTTCGCTAAATCAATGTCTGAAATTTCTTCTTTTTCGATTTGCTTTTGAATTTCTCTTATTCGCGAGTTAGTCACGCGCTTAAATTCAGCGTCAAACCTTTCCTCGGCATGACGCCCGCCCGACATTGGAAATTTAACAACCACTGGCCATATATACGATTCAGATTTCTTAATAATAAACATGCAGGCCTCTTATTATTTTAAAGTAATTGTAAATTCATTGTTACCACTACTCGACGGATTGGCCGTATAAGGAATAGATAACATTTGAATGCCGTTGCTATCTTGGTAATTTGGATTTCCAATCAATACCGAAGGCGCATCTAATTTAACTTTATAACCATTAGCAGAACCATGCGTAAGAGTCATAACACTTGAAACTTGATCGGCCGCTAAGCTGAAAAAATCTTTCGCCGCTATTGTCGGAGCTTCCAAAATGAACTGGCCCGCCGGTTTTCTGTCTAATATTTTAACTGACTCAGAGCCAATTAATGTAATGTATTGAACATCATTCGCAACATCTAAATTCATTGATTCTAGAAGTGCAGAATATGAAGCCAAAGAAAATATCAATGTGTTTTGAGTGTTTGCAATTTGTGGAATCATGAACCCAGAAAAATCAGTAGTCGGAGCCGCAACATCCGCAGGGTCGTTATAAATTCCTGTAAAACTAAATTTAAAAGTCGGTATTTGCTTAACTGCTAAATTCATTTCAACCGTTCCCATGCACCCAGTAAGCTTATGAAGAATCCCGTCAACATTATAATAAATCGTACATGATTCAAATGCTGAAGAAACTGGAGTGTAAACATATCCAGTTCTATAAACTGGCGTCCCGTCCGCTGCAACGTCATCAACCGCGCCCGCCGCTGGGAATGTGAAAGTATCATCACCCGTTTTTGTAATTACAACGCCTGCAGGAATGTTACATGCCGCATCTGTAAAGCCACTTGGAATAATTTTATCGCCCGTTACTAAACCGTGGGCCACTTTGCCAACCGTAACAACTGCCGAAGCAATTGCCGCCGAAGTCATCGCCGTCGTAGTCGCCGCACCGACCATGGCGCACGATCTAAGTAAACAGTCGTATCCTGGAACCTTACCAATTACGCCCGCCGCTTGCATCTCAACTTCGAACTCTGCTCTAGAAAATTTCTGGGCCATTAACTGCTCGGAATTTCCAAGGTATGAACGTATAAGATCGCGAGAAACTAATTCCGCTTCGATCGGAGTTACTGAAAGATTTTTTACAAGCATCGCATTCGATGTTCCGTCCGGAGTAGGGTCAGTTCCGTAAGCGCCTTCGATTTTTGCTAAGATCGTTCTTTTTCTGGTTAGTAATGACATTCTTCCCCCAATATTTTAAATCGTTGTAATACTATTATAAGCCGTTTGATATGTTGCTCGGAATCGCATTGTTGCAATTCCTAATGGTTTATCTGCTTCAAGAAATTGCCAGTCCACTCCCTCGGGAACAAGATCAACGACCATTGCAAGTAATGCAGCGTCGCCGATAATTTGTTCGTGAACATCTTCCATAATAGGGTCAAGGGTAGTTTCTAATGTGTCCGATCTTACAAGTGCCGAAACTGAAAAAGTTAGCGACCACGTAAGTCGATTGTGTGATTGAACGTCAGGATTGTCGGCCAATGGCTCGACTACTAATGCCGGAAATTCGTTGCGCTCAAAAGGAGCAACGCGACTTCGATAAATTCTAGTACTAACACCAGCAACCCCGGCCAATGCGGCGACTGCTCTGGCGAGAATTGTTTCGCGTTTACTTGCCACCTATTAAGCCTTTGAAAGAGTAACGAGGCTAAGCGTCCCGTCGTCTTGTTTTATATTTCTCCGAACCGAATACGTTGCCGCTGCAATTGTAACCGTGTCACCATAGTCCAAATCCGATACGTCCGAAGTTTTCGCCAGTATCGAATAGTCACTAGTCACCGCTAAATCGCCGACAACGATTTCAGGCTCGTTAAATATAGCTAGGAAAGTAGCACTACTAGAAGTTACGGTTATCCCGAAATCTGCTAGTAATGCTATAGTGTCCCCAGTTATATCCATTTTTTACTTGTATTTCTTTTTCCCGATAACTGAAGCTGAAACAACGCCTTCACCAGTTCCGCCAGCAATGACGAAATCTAGTTTAAGGTATCTCATTAAGCTATCTGAGTTAACCCTTACTGATTGCGATGATGCAACGTTTGCAATAGTAGTAAAGCCACCGTCAGCAACGTCGGTAAAAGTACCGTTCGAAGTAGCACATTCTTGCAATTTTAATGCATTTGTGATGCCTGTTCCTGAAGCCGTTGAATGCACGATTACAGTAATTGGCCCTTCGTAATCT